ATAAAATAATATTTTTACGTTTTGATATTTGTTATAAAATTAATATTATGAAATGGAATATTTTTAATGATAAAGGAATTGGATTTACATTTAAAGAAGATTCTGAAGAAGGATATAATATCATGAAATGTATTAGTGAAGCTGTTGTTGTAATTGATAATGAATATTTTGATCAAGTGTATCAAGCTGTTCACGAATCTATTCAATATCATGTATTTAATAATAAAATATCTGAAAATATTCCACGTGGATTTGATACATATATGATATTACATGGTACTTTACATCAGTTTAGGAATGTATTATTACATAAATATGGGGATTTTCCAATATATTTTATTATTGATGGATATTATCAAAGTATAACATTTTATAGATGGGATATGACAATTAATAAATTAAATCCATTATATATAATGATGGCCAGAGATTATTATGGTGATATGAGTGATTATCTATTATTAGAAAGATTATAAATTAAATTTCCTTTATCATGAATGTATCTACTCCGACATATCCAATCTTTCTGTAGTAATTACGTGTTCCAATTCCAGCAATCACGCACATCTTCTTAAATCCATGTTCCTTCGCAATTTCTTCAGCCTTATTCATTAATGCCTTTCCAATTCCAATATGTTGACTTCCATCTCCAATATTAGGCTTATGAACTTGGATTGTCTTTCCATACACATGCAACTCTCTAATTAGAGCACATGCTTCCAATTCAGGAAATACACTTATATTTTGATTTGCAGTAATACGAAGACGAACAAATCCAAAGATTGATCGTCTGCTCTCAGGATCTTCAGTTTCAGGTTTACTCTCCCATGAAATGAAAAACTCTTTTCCCTCCTGAGCATCATACGTTCTAATTACAAGTTCTCCATCATTCGGATCATCATCATGACGCCCTGCCTCTCGAGACCGAATACACTTGGATCGAACACCCATTTTTTCCATTATGACATCAAATTCCTGCTTTTGATTTGATGTCTTAACTCCATCAACAATATAATAATTTGGAATATCTCTTACAATACGATTATTACGAATCCAAGGATGTACGTTAATAAGCCAATACAAAACAACTTGTTCCAAATCTTCATTTCCATAAGGAACATATTCTCCTTTCTTATAATCCTCCAAAATTTTAGTAAATGGAGTTGTAGTAGTTGGATACATTTTAACTTGATCCGGATGAATATTTGCCAATACATATTTCATCATTTCAATATCCTTCTCTGGACTTGACCCAGGAAGATTAGGCATTAAGTGAATATCAAATTTAAAACAGCTATCACGTAGCATTTGACACGCACGAAGAGTATGCTTCAATCCATGTCCACGATTAACTTTACGAAGAATTTCATCATCTGTGTGTTGAACTCCAATTTGTACACGAGTAACTCCCCATCGACGAAAATCAATTAGTTCGTTCTTATTAATACAATCAGGACGAGTCTCTACAGTTACACCAATTACTCGGTGTTCAGACTCCTCATTAATATCCTGCTCTTCCTTTAATGACTGACGCTCACGCGAATTATGCGCAAAACATGTATTTGCTGCATAGAACAGATCACGCATAAAATTTTCAAGATAATCCTTCGGATAGGAGTGAATTGTTCCTCCCAAAATTAGAATTTCAAATTTATCAGATGGATGCCCACATACACGCAATGCGTGAATACGAGAATACATTTGTTCTACACAATCAAAATCATGTTGATTTGCACGAAGAACACCAGGTTCACCAAAAAGATAACTTCTCGGTTGACCTGGCTCATTCGGACAATAACTACAATTCCACTTACATGAAAACTTCTGACCATTTGGATATGGAGACAGAAAAATAGCAACTACTGATACTCCAGAAATTCCACGACAAATACGACTCATCAAATAATCTTCTAGAACTTTTGAACGAGGAAATCCCTCCTTTTCAATCATTGTAATATATACTTCATTTAATTCTGCCTTCTTAGGATAAAATTTGTGCTTACGCAAACTCGGTCTCAATTTATCAAGTGAAAAATCACCATCTAGAGTAGAAAGAAAAATAATATGCTCACGAAATTTTGCAATTGTTTCTGGAGACTTATCAAATACATGCCATACATGAGTCTTTGGCTTTTCCTTACAATATTCTTCAATGTCTTGGATATTAGAAGGATCCATGGTATTAATACTTTTATATTCTATTATTATAGAATATAAAAATCAATTTTTTATATGTGAATATCAGGATTATAATTACATAAAAAACAACTTCTATGAAAATCATTTTGTCCAATATGATCTGTTTTAGTATCACCTTCTTCCACAGCAATTAATGGATGAATAATTGCTCGGTTTCCATTTTTTGTAATAATCCAATCTGGATTATAAGGAGGGTCATTAAGATTTGAAACTGCAAATTCAAGGGTATATTTATCTAATAAAAACTTGGCATATGATCTTGATATTAAATACATTTGACAACCCCATAAATCATCGGGATAATTATGATATGTGTAGTTAATTTTTGTTGTACTTTTAAATGAAAAATAAGTATTGTATAATTTATGAGGGAATAAATAACCCAATAGTAAGATATCCAAATTTAAATCTTTAAAGTTTTGTAAAATTGTTGGTAATTCAGATTTGAAGTTTTTAGAAATTAATATATCATCTTCACAAACAATACAATGATCATCTGTAGTATTTTCATAAAAATGTCTAATTGAATCTAAATGTTGAAGCATAATAGACCATGTTCTTTTATCAAAATTAACGTTTGGAATATCTAATCTAGAATCTTCCTTTGTAACAGGAGGAACAAAATAAAGATCAAAACCAAGATTATTAAATCTATTTATCATTTTTTCCTTACGTACATCATCCTTAAAATTAATAACATAAATAGGTATTGACATATTTATATTATATTTAAATCTCTAAATTTCTACTAAATTTCTATTACAACTAAATTTCTATTACAACTAAATTTCTATTACAACTAAATTTCTATAATAATTCTCTCTTATAAATGAATCATGGTTAATTATTTTTTTACATACATTTACTGTATCCACACAATTCTCATGATTAATAATAAATTTTATTAATTCGATTATTTTTTCAAACTTTGTATTTTTATAAGGAATATTATTTTCACCAATCTTTAAAATTGCTGTATAATTTCTATCTGAATAATTAAATTCATAAACTCTATATATGTAATTTCTTTTATTAATATTATAAAAATTAATATGTAATATAGGGTTTTTAAATGATAATCGCTGATTATATTGAACATAATTTGTCATACCAGATGAACCAGAAGATCCATTAATATACATTAACGGAGGCATTCCTGTTGGTCCCCAAGCTGTTGGCCCCCATGTATTTGGTGGAGTCCATGTTGGAGCGGGTGTTGGAAGTACAACCATTGGCGCAAGTGTATTTGATGTTCCTGTTAATCCAATCGGTTGAATAATATTTACATAATGATTAATTGTATTACTATTATTAATTGAATGCGGAATTACAGTATATATTGGACCAGAACTATATACAAATGTATTTGGTGTATTATGGATTAAATTATTAATATTAGTATTTGGATTAGAACTCATTTATATATATATTAATAATTGTTTAAATTAATTTTTCAATAATTGAATTAAATCTATCTAATGTATCATAATCAAAATCATCGTTTAACCATTTATTAATATCTAAACTAACTTTTTTAAGTAATCCATCACGTAAATCAGTTATTTGTTTAGAAAAACTTCTAATTATTGTTTTAAAAGAAAGATTGTTTCTTCTAATTGTTTTAACTAATTCTATAAATAATTTATTTCTTGTTATTTGTATATTTTTTATTCTCATGTTTACCCACCATATACACCATGCTCCACAGAATCCATTTGGATCACCAATTTTTTTATTAATATCTACAATTTCCATAGTTTGAAATCCAATGTTTATTTCGTATTTATTTGGTTGAAAATATTTTAAATTTTTGAATTTTTCATTGAAGAAGTTTTGTAAATGAAAATCTAATAATTCTGGATTATAATTATATTCAATTGGATGATCACCACCAGAAGGTTCAAATCTTTCCATTTCATTTGTTTCAGAATCATATAAAAGAATATTTGCATGTGCTCCATTTGCTTGATGGATACCAATTGGGATAACTAGGAATCTTTTTTTAGATTCGACGAAAGTGTTTATTATAGAGTCGATATTAGAGGGAAAAAATATTTTTTGATATAACCAAGTTATTTCGAAGTTAATATATTCTCCTTTTGTTTCCCTGATAATTCCCATTATTTTGAAGTATTCATTTAAATCATCATTTAATATAAATTTTTTTGTTAAACTTGTAAATACATTTTCATATTGTTGTTTTAAAAATAACATACCTGATAAAATATCTAATGATGTTCCTGTATAAGATACAAATTCTGTGATTGGATTATTATCAAATGATACACAATAATTGGATTTCTTACTTGGGACTGATATATTATCAGTTATAATATGTTTTTTAATTCTATCATAACATGTTTTTTCATTTGTTGTATCTTTAAAGTCTATTTTTTTAACGAGAGGATTTGAATAACATATATTTTCCCAATCTTCTTTCCATTCTTCCTTTTTACTCTTGAGATAATTATAATAACTCTTAACTAATAGATCAATAAACTTTTCATTATCTTTATACATATCATAGGCTGTTTGATTTTTCTTGTTTTTAATAAAAACATTATTTTTTTTATTTTCTAATTCTGGAATATAATTTAACCATCTTTTACCAAATAAATGCCAAATTGTATTACCAGTATTTGTTTGAATATTTAAATTTGTTTCTTTTATATATTTTTTTAAATCTATTTGTATATTATTTTCTAATAATAAATGGAGAATTGTATATCCATATATATTTGATATATTATACATTGATTCTAACATATTATCATCTAATAATTTAATAATTTCTTCACTTGAGTTTTCTATAAGGCCATGATGAAATGCTGTTGAACCTGTCGAATCTTGAATTAACAAATTAATATTTTTATTGGATAATAATGAATTTGTTATATTGTGGTTATTTAAAGATACACTGTACATTAGTGGAGTATATTTATTTTGTTTTTCTTGTATATTAATATCAATTTTAGGATTTTCTAATAATATATCAACAATCGTATCTAATTCATAATTACATGCTATATGTAAGGCTGTCTCTCCTACACTATTGGTTATGTTTAGATTTACAGTACTTTGTTTTAATAAAAACTTAGTAATATCTATATTCTTTGTTTTAATAGCTGTTATTAAAGGAGTATTACCATTACCATCTTTGGCATTAATATTCACCTTTTTATCAATGAGTAATTCTAATACTTTAAAACTATTGAATAAGATGGCATAATGAATTGGTAAAAATTTGTTTTTGTCACCTAATTCAATTAAAGGTATTCCAATATATGAAATACTTAGGAGTTTTTTAACGACTTCATAATAGTTTAATTTAATGGCATAGTATAATAGGGTTTTGCCATCATAGTCTATTATATCAAATTTACACTTTCTTTGAAGGAATAGATCAATTAAATTAATTTGATTATATAAGATAATGAATTGGACTAAATAATTGTTTGAATTATCTCTTATATTTAAATCTACATCTTTATTATCATCTATTAGCTTCTTAAGGGTATCCCAGTCTTGTTTATTGATAGTATCAAATAATTGAGTATTTATATCCATTATTATAAATGTATATAAAAAAAATTGAAAAAGTAACTCTTAAAGCATGCTATATTTTTTTAGTAATCATGCTCATCACGATCTTCTTCAGGAAGTATCACGATGTCCTCCTCTATCGAGATCGTGCCCTTCGAGGAGAAGCACGAGGTTGCCGTGCTCGGCGTGCCCTCCATGGAGCAGCGCCTCAACGAGATCAAGGAGAAGAGCGAGGACCGCAAGAAGAAGGCGCTCGAGCTGGCGCAGAAGCGCCAGCTCGAGGAGGCCGAGATGAAGGCGGCTATCGAGGAGGCCGAGGACCAGCTGTACCGCCTGAAGGAGGAGGCGGCGTACGCGCTGGCGATGAAGAAGAACACCTCGAAGCTGGAGTTCCTCAAGGCGGAGGCCAAGTCCATGGAGGACAAGATCAAGACGCTGACGTCCATCCCCGTGGACAACATCACGAAGGCCAAGTCCATCTTCGACCTCGGCACGGACTCCTCCTGGGGCGACCAGGCGTGCGGAGGTGCCGGCGGCGGAGGTGCCGGCGGCGGCGGAGGTGCCGGCGGCGGAGGTGCCGGCGGCGGCGCT